AGAAACCTTAGCCCGAGCCGCACAACAAGGAGGATAAGCCCAAATGGGTGCTACCCTTTCTACTGTGTCCGCCCTTCTGAAGGAAGTTTATGAGAAGGATGTTCAGGACCAGTTAAACAACGATACTGTTGGTTTTAAGCGTATTGAAAAGACTTCTGAGGGCGTCACTAATGAAGTTGGTGGACGTTATGTTACGTTCCCTCTTCGGACTGGTCGTAACCAGGGTATTGGTGCCCGTAATGAGAATGAAGCTCTTCCGACTCCTGGTCAGCAAGCTACTGCGGCTGCACGAGTTGGTCTGAAGTACCTTTATGGTGGTATTAACATCACTGGTCAGGCAATGTCTCTGGCTGACTCTAATTTCCAGGCTTTCGCTTCTGCGTTAGACGAGGAAATTATGGGTCTTAAGCGTGACCTTGCTAAGGATCTTAACTTCCAGTTCTACGGTTCCGGTACTGGTGTTCGCGCCACTGTTACCGCCGATGGTGTTAACACTCTTACTGTGGACACTGTGCAGTATCTTGAAGTCGGCCAAATGATCGATGTTTATGCGGCTGACTTAACTACTCTCCAGGCTTCTAACCGCCAGATTACCGCTATTGCTGGTCTGGTTGTTACTTATTCTGGTGCAGATGTTTCTGCTACTACTGGTGCGGGTTCTGTTATTGTCCGTACTGGTAACATCAGCCGTGAAATGACGGGCCTGGGCGCTATTGTTAAGGCTACAGGTACTCTGTATAACGTTGACCCGACCGTTACTCCGGTCTGGAAGGCTACTGTTAATGCTAACGGTGGTACTAACCGTGCTCTTACCGAGGCATTAATGGTTACGACGGTTGACTCTGTTCGCCAATTAGGTGGAGAGACTACTGTTGGTTTCTGTGATCTTGGTACTCGCCGGGCTTACTTTAACCTGCTTAAGACTGACCGTCGATTTGTTAACACCGAGAAGTTCGAGGGTGGATTCTCCGGTCTTGCGTTCACTACTGATAAGGGCGATATCCCTATCGTGGTTGACGTTGACTGCCCTGCTAACCGGATTTACTTCATTAACGAGAAGGCTATTAAGCTTTATCGTGAGTCCGACTGGCAGTGGATGGATGAAGATGGTAACAAGTTCCAGCGCGTAATTGGTTTCGACGCCTACGAGGCTCGCATGTTTATGTACTGCGAGATGGGTACTCACCGTCGTAACTCGCACGCGGTTCTGTCTGATATTACTCCGGGTTAATCATGGCGATTGGTATTCCGGCTAACGAAGATCCTTCGTATAAGCCTTCCCCTGATCGAACTACAGAACCGGTAGCTGGTAAGCTTCCTACACCTTTATCTAAGAAGCAAACTCCTGAAGAGGAATTGAGACGGAGAGCTCTTAAGAAGAAGATGAGTCCGCATCAAGAACATGTTCTTCATGTTCAGCACATGGCAAATGTGAAGAACAACCCCAAGAAGTACGGGTAATCTAAAGGGGCCGGGTCTTAATTGGCCCGGCCCCTTTTCTGTAGCCGGGAGGTTTTTGTGGCGAGTACTATCTCTGATTTGATGCGGATTAAAATGGCAGATTACCTAGTCATTACGGCTGGTTGGCCTTCATCCGTATACAATCAGGATTTAGACTATATTGAACACCTTTACTATTACCAGCGCTGTAGCCTGCCTGCTAACACTGTAGCTTCTACGGCTGATTTTGAACGTCAGTTCTACATTGACGTAACCGGAGCTACAGGGTCTATATCAGATTTAGAGCGGGCTTATTACGATAATAAGGGTATTGCAGCAGGGTCTTTAGCTGATAGAGCTTATATTTGGTGGAGTGGAGTTATTACATAATGATCTTTGATCGCGCTGTAGCTATGGATGATGGTCACTTTGTTAGTGAAAAGGTGGCCTATATTTCTGAGATTATTAAGGATTTCAACCCATACTTGCAGTTAGTTTGGATTCCGCCTGAGAATCGCCAGGAAAATGACGACATCCCTCCTTTTGCTATTATGGATACCACTCCTGGGAAAGCTCCTTATGTAGTATTTACTATTAAGGAGGACGAACTTGACGAGCGAGTATTGGCAAAGTTGTTTCAAGGAGACCTTGCCCACAATGATGTACTTGCTCGCTTGGAAGCAGAAGAGAGAGCAGCGGAAGTTCTCAAGCTTAAGAGGCAAATGGAAAAGGCTGAAGAACGTCAGGACTTTGTTCGATCGGTAGTAGGCTCTGGTAAGCATTCGTTCCGACACAATGGGAGGATTATTCCGACGTGAAGGTTTCGGATGTTGTTACACGAGTACAACGTCAATTTGGTGATGAGGCATCTGTCCAAATTGACGAGAACGATATTATGCGGTGGATCAATGACTGTGCTAAGGAAATTGCGGTACAGAATGATTTAGGTGCGGCTGTAGCCACGCAAAACTCTGTCATCGGTCAGAATCTTTATATTGCTCCTGCTGATATGCTTGCAATTCGCTCTATTTATTATAATAGTGCTAAGCTAGATTTCTACACTCGTCAAGAATATGATGCCTATATCAACACGAATGATCCTACTGAACTACAAAGTGGTGATCCAATTCTTTACACCAGGCATGTAAACGACTTACTGTTGTACCCTAAGCCGTCTAGCGTGCAGGCTATTAAGATCTGGTATTTCCAGCGGCCCACTGAGGTAGACGATGTAAATGATAATCTACCATTTGCAAATGAATACCATTTGAGAATTGTCGAGTACTGTCTCCAGCAAGCATATCAAACTGATGAAGATTGGGATGCTGCGGAACGCATGAAGGGACAATTTGAGGATGGTATGGTTCGTCTTAAGCAATTAGAGGATGCTGACGAAGAAGAGTTTTATCCTATGATTACTGTGCTCCCTGAAGATTCTGGTTGGCCGTACTAATGCCAGGGGAACCGATTAGATTGGGTCCGTTTGTTGGTGGGATTAACCAACTTTCGGACCCTACTGCGCTACAGGATAATGAACTAGTAGATGCTGTTAACTTAGACTTAGACCTAGATGGTTCGTACATTGGCCGTCCACCTATTTATTCAGTTGCGCAGCCTTCTTCGGGTAATGGTGTTGCACTTCTAGGCTATTACATTACGGCGTCGCATACTCGTTTAATTGGATATAATAGCTCAGGTATTTGGATTTTTGAGAGCGGAGCTTGGTCAATTGTCCCAGGAACATCTACAGTCATTCCAGCGGCAATGGTCCAGTACGACGATAAAGCTTATATTATTGCTTCTCCTTTATCCGCTGGTGCTGGTGGGTATATCGACGATAGTGCAATATATAACGTTGTATCTGCTATTAAAAAAGGCGGGTCCGCAGTCGTACACAAGGAACGTCTCTTTGTAGTTCCTGGACCGGATGCTACTGGTACTAACGCAACTCTGCTACAGGGTTCAGCACCCGCTGATTTTACTACGTATCCTGTATCTATCTATATCAACAAGGGTGACGGTCAAAAGTTAATGGACATTATTGTCTATAACGATAACCTGCTCTTGTTCAAGGAAGATAGTACGTATGTACTGGCTTACGATGCAGACCCCACACAGGCTATTACTCGTAAAGTTAACTCGGCGATCGGTGTAGCTGATTCTAACTGTGTAGTGGCGTATGAGAACCAGCTTTATGTACTTCACAGAAACAATGTCTATGAAGTTGTAAACTACGATTTCGCCAAGATTAACTCTAAGGTTCCGTTTGTATTTGACAGTACTAAGCCTGGAACATGGCGTTTTCCTGTATTCTGTACTTTATTGGGTGACAGGTTGATTGTTAAATACTACGCTAGAATCTATGTATTTGGTCTGAAATCTAAGGTCTGGACTAGATGGGATACAGGAACTAAATATCCTGGCCCTGCTGTAGCCGTCCCTATTCGTGATGAAGGCCAAGCAGTTCCTACATACTATATGGCATCATCTGTTCTTAGCGATGTGAACGTAACCGCATACGATAAAAAGGTATACGGATTCAGGGATATCTATGACGCTACCAACACCGAGACTATTAACTGCTCTATCCTAACTAAAAACTATGATCATGGTGTTCCTCATAGGTATAAGCGGTTGTACTGGTGGGGTGCTGATATCTCTACTATCAGTGCTATTACGGGTACAGTTCAGCCAGTTGTTGTCAATTTCTCTGTGACTTGGGATCAATTAGCGACATACACCTGGGATCAAATCGCTGCAAATACCTGGGATCAGCCTCTTAGTGTGCCGGTTGTTGTCCAAACCGTTAGAGGTGCTCAATCTGCTTTGCGCAAGTTTGCTAAATTCCTTAAGCCTTTACGGTTTAGGCAAGTTAACTATAAGGTAGAATTCTCTTATGATGGTACTAATATCTCTGGGCCAGTTCGATTCTTTACCATAACTTCTATTATCGGAACTAGGCAGCATGTTTCCAAGTCGTTGACTTAGGGGGTATACTTTAGATATGAGCAACAGTTCGTATGCTGCTGGGTCTAAGACCTATCGTGGCGTAAGTTCTGCTCCAAATATTGGACCGGTAACTAATACTGAGGGATATGCGGAGCGCGACCTTAAGTATAGGACTCGCAGAAGGAACAATGCTTTACTGAAGCGTATTCAGGCAAAGCAACAAAAGAAGTATATGTCGTCCGATTATCTTAGTGCCCCGGAGAATAGGACTCTGTAATGGAAAGATTAGAAGGACATTCTAGTAGTGCTCCTGCCCCGCCTGCTCCACCTCCGCCTACGAATAGAATTGCTCGTAGGAAAACTCGTACATCCGGTAGTAGCGGTAGCAGAAGTGACCTTCGGGATAGTTCATTGCGCCGTCGGTCGTATAGTGGTGGACAGTCTCGGAGTAATAGCGAAAGTACTCCCAGAACTGTAAGTAATACTTCTAAGATTGTGCAGCCTCCTGCACCACCTAAGCCTGCTCCCCCGCCGAATAACGCTAGTTGGCTTCGTAGTGATTCTACCTATCAGCGCCAATTAGCTTCTTACGGTAAGGCATTAGCTGATTTTCAAGCTGAGCAGGGATTATCACGTACTGACTACGACACTAACTACCAGAATACGCGACGGGATATTGGCCTTGCTAAGACGGATGCTCTTGGTGATCTTGAAAATGATTATGCCGCTCGCGGCCTTCTTCGTAGCTCGTTATATAACACGGACGTTGGTAAGCTCAATCAAGAGTACGGAAACCAATACGCTGACCTTGATAAGCAGCGAACCGCATTCTTGGACCAGTTAATGCAGCAGTTAACCGGCTTTAAGAACGAGCAAAGTACTCAGCAGCAAAATGCCATGCAAGAGGCTCTACGCCGTAAGGCAGAAAAGTATAACCTCTAATGGAACGTGAAAGCAGAGCCAGGAACATCAACCTGAGCGATAGCGACTTAGCTAGGTTACTTTCGCAAGGACAACCTGGAAATATTACCGGTGCTGCTAACAACCCTGCCCGTTTAATGGTGCAAGGTCAGCCCGGTAATGTTACAGGCGGTCGTGCTGGATTACCTGGCATTCTTGGAATGTTAACTTCTCAATCTTCTTCTCCTGAGGCCGCATTAGCTAAGCAGCGGCAAATGGAACGTGACTCTTTTGGATTAGCTCCTGCTAATGCTTCTCCTGTAGCCGGTGGTCAAAATCAAGTCCAACTGATTATGGCTCAGTTACAGAAGCTGTTAACTCAAGGGCCTGGTGGCGGAACTGGTTTTTCGCCTATGTCTTTGCCTACCTTTGATCCTAACAGGTATAAGAAGCAAGCTGAAACTGCCGTTAGCTCTCAATTTGATCCTATTATTGAGCAGATTATGGCTCAACAAAAGGCTACACAAGGTAGGGCTGCTACCAATAAGCAAGCTGTAGCCGGGTTGTACCAGGGTGCTGTTAACGATATTAACACTGGTGCTGCTCAGACTCAAAAAGATTATGACCAAACCCAAGCTCAATCCAAGCAATTATACACAGATGAGCGAAATCGAATTGCTGCGGCTTATGCTGCGGATGCTGCTGCACAACGGGCGCAGGCTAAGAAGTTGGGTACGGAAGCATTAGGTGTTGATCAAGCTATTGCACAACAAACTGCCGATAAGAACTTTGCAGACCAAATGGGCTCTCAGCAAATGCAAAGTTCTCAAGCCGCATTGGGTCAACAAGAAGCTGCTGCCGCTCAATATGATAAGTCAATTGCCCAGGCTACAGGCGCTGAGGGAATTGAAGCTCAAGGTGACATTATGCGTCAGCTTGAAGATTATATGTCTCAGTCTAATTCTGATCTTGCTAATACACGCTCTCAGGCTGCTGGCTCTGTTAATGACCTTATGATGAAGTTAGCTCAAGCTGCCTACGATCGTGATGCCGCTAATACTCAATTCCAATATGGTCAGCAACGGGATTACATTGGTGATCAAAAAGACCTATACCAAATGCAGCGACAGGCTCTAATGGATCAGTTAGAGGCCGCCCAAAATGCTAGCGGATCTAGCTCTACTGATAAGCTTAATCCCTGGCAGTCTGTAGCCCTGTTTGCTGATCAATTACGGCCTGGTCAAGGGTCGGATATTGTAGCAGCAATTCAAGGCGCTATGTCGCAGCGGCAAGAAATCTCTGGTATCAACCCCACTGATGCTAGTGGGAACCCAATTAAAATGAATCCTGCTCTGTTCGCTCAGCTTATCGCTGATAGTGACGCTGCTAAGGGCATGGACCGTAATACTGTAATGCAGGTTTCTCAGGAACTTTACCGTTTACTATACGGGACGTAATATGACGTATGTTGAGGATTATGTTAAGAGGTTGCAACAGATTCAGGCGTCTAACGTAGCTGGATCAATGTTGCCACAACCCGCTAGCAGATCTGAATTAGCCAACTTAATCTTGCAAAAGGCCCGGTCAGACTTCAGTGTCGCCGGGCCTCCAAGTATGCCCGAAAAGAAAAAGAAATCTCTTGGCGGTAAGGCTAAGAGTTTTGCACTAGAGGTAATTGATAAGCTGGCTCGCCCCAGCTACGCCTTTAATGAAGCTGCTGATGTGGCGTTCAATGAAGAGGATAATTCAATTGGAGACGTTCTTAAGGGAGCTTGGAGAGGACTTAAGGGCGAGGACCAGACTTCTTATGTAGATGTACTGCAACATC